GCTTGTAGCGCCGCCAGCAATTCGGGCGCGGCGGCGATTCGGCGGGCATCGGAATAGGTTGTGTCCGTGGAGTGTGTCTTGATATCGGCAATGAGGGCACCGTTCGGCCCGTCAACCCAATATTCGACGTTAGGTACTGACTCCGGCGACCGCCTTAGGCTCCAAGGTCCGGGTGTGTGTTGTTGTGTCATGTCAGACTCCCCTGATATCGCGCGGCGCGGCGGCCGCCCGCAAAGACCATTGTACAATGTCCCGCGCCTCATATCCATCATGCCGGCAGGCCGAGCAGAAACCAGATACAAAGCCCGTTTTGGTTTGGCCCAAATATACGGCTGGCCTACCACATTCATGGCCGTATGTGCCCGGCTGTGAATTGTGGCACCGGCCGTCAGTCGCATAGGTGTTTGTCGCGCTCATATCACACTCCCTTGATTTGCTTGAGAATTTCAACGATAATCAATGTTGGCGCCGCCGCCACGGCCAAGGCCATGGCCAGGGGTGGCATTAACAAGGCGAGGGCAAGGATTAGCGGGCGCATGATTGAGCCTCTGGCCCGGCGCATGACAGGCAATAGCGGTGGTGGCCGAACCCGCCGGCCCGGTCAAGGGTACAATCGCCCTCGGCATATAGATCACCCGGCTGGATTGGCGCATTACACCGACCGCCGTTGTCCAGCCCGCGCCAATAGTCACAGCGCGTTGGCTTGCGGGCGCGTCGGATTAGGTGACCGTCAAGCCATCCGCCGGTGATTTGCTGTGTCATGTCAGTCTCCCTTTGTTGATGACCTGAACATGGGCGCATCCTGCGCCCGTGTCACATCACGAATTGTAACGGGCGGAAACAACTGAAACACATTTAGTTGCTTGACGGTGTCCCGGCCGTGTGCTAGACGGGCGCTCGACAATGCCAGTCACTAACCGCGTTGCAAAATCTGATCGCGTCTGCCCGACGGCAGAAACACTTGCCAAGCTTCGCCAACCCCCATGGCGCGATTGGGGCACTAACGATCAGATATCCGAATATGCCAGGGCAGCCAGCGAGATAGACGCGGCCTATCGCCTGATCTGCGCCGGGCTGTTTGCCGGCGCCGCCGATCTGTTAAGGTCTGGCGGATATTGCCACGACTGGTCGCCAAGGCAGCGGCTGCTGGTCGGCCGATACCGGCAGTGGTTGGTCAAGGTCGGTCACAGGCCTGGCCGATTGGCGCTGGTAATCGACGCCATTGTTCATTTGCAGCTAGGCGCGACCAGTCGGCTTGAGGTTCGCGAGGCGCTTGATCTGTATCTGTCACTGCACCCGCTCGGTCTAGGCCGGCGAGACGCGCCCGAGTAACAAAACGAAAACCCACATGGAAAGCAAACCAAAGAAGCCTAAGAGGCTAACCATTAAGCAAGATAACTTCATCAGGGAGTATCTGGCACACGGTAATGCCAGCGAGGCCTACAGGCGCAGCTATGATGTGAGCGGGACTAAGGCGGATACTATCCCGCTGAGGGCGCATGAGGTGTTGAATATGCCGCTAGTGGCCGCCGCCGTTGACGCGGCGCGTGTGTTGGCTAACCGTAACCTGACCGTGACGGCGGAGTCGATTATGGCGGGGTTGGATAGGGCTGCGGTGTTGGCGGAGGCGTCAAACAACAGTGTTGCATTGACGACCGCGCTCATGGCCCAAGCCAAGCTGGCCGGCCTGCTAGTGGACCGTCAGGACGTGACAACCCGCGCCGCAACCCCCGCTGATCTGGCGCCGGACCTCGCCACGGCACGGGCACGGGCTATCGCATCCGCGAAGGCCGCGCTGGAGGACAGCGCCGCGAATGACGCTGCACCGCAACAATCCAATCATATCAACTAGATAGACTTCGCGTAATGAATATTATGGGAAGTCCGCCGTTGTGCGGTGCGGCATCGGCCGACCGTTGTCCCTACTGCGGCGGGCGGCACCGCTGAGTTGCCGGGACGTTCCGTGAACGGGCGGGGTGGAGGGCGGCCGGAGTCCCGTTCCATCGCGGGCGCTGGCGCGGGACCCACCTTCCCCGCACACGCCACTCCAGCAGCGGCTTACCTCCCCTAGCCGTAGGACCCAAGTCGGAAACAAAATTACTTTCCTCTCCGAGCGGAAAGAAAGAAAGTTTCACACATTTCCATTGCCAAGCTGTGTAGCGGCGGTATGATCGGCTGAATGACAGAGAAGATCGAATACGGTCGGGAGCGCGCCGAGGCTGAACGACTGGCCAAACGGCTGGACGACTACTGGGGGAGCCGGGCCACGGTTGTCGTGGTGGCACAGTGTAATCAGCGTGGCGAATTGGTGTCCTACGGCGTTCGGTCGAACATGGTTAACGGCCGGCCGGTGGGGGTGACGCGGCCGCTGCATCTTCACCCCAACGACAAGATGATGATATGACACCGGCTTGCGGCGTGTGTGGCCACGGTCTGATCGGCGAGGGCGGGTATTTTTACTGCGCCACATGCAAGCAACAGCGGCGTCCGGCGCACGGAGTCACCGGCGCGGCCACCTCCGCCCCCCAGGCCCACATATCCGGTATGTTGCTGACGGAATGGGTCGAGATCGTCGAGCGGCGGCTTCTCGATCTTGAATCCGAGGTAAGGGAGTTACAGAAATGACCCGCTTCGGGATCATCCTTCTGATAGTTGGCGCCGCCCTTGTGGCCGGGATGGTCGCGGTCTTGGGCTGGGTGGCGCAGATTGTCAGATGACCGTATGGGCGGTTCTGGCGCTGATCCTGGCGGCGGTGGCGATAATCCTGGCCGAACTGCGGTGAGTTGTGCCGCTTGCGGCGGAGAATTGACCGTCGCCGGCGAATATGCCGCCTGTATCGCCTGCAAGTGGGCGTTTCGGCTAAAAGAAAGGCCCCGGCGCGGGACGGGGCGACGGGGCCTTAGTTTCCGGGGCTGAAGGGAGGGGCGGCCCCTGACGGGAGACGACCAAAGACTAGTCTCTCAACCGCTGAACACAGGAAAGCACACCACGAATTGAAAAGCAAGCATGATCCCGCCTGATGACATCAAATGGCTCCACGAGACGGCTACACGGGCGGAGGCGCAAGAATATTACAAGAACGTCTGGGCCGAATCGGCCGCCAAGGGAGCTTGGGGCGCTGTTGCTGAGCTTGGAAAGCTTGATCGGTTCTTTCTCCTCACTTGGCTATGCAATCGGCCTGACGCGAACCGCGACTGGATATATCATCGCTGTCGAGAGGTCGAGCGAGACCCCGACGACTATCTCGATCTCTGGGCGCGCGAACACTACAAGTCCACCGTCATCACCTTCGCCGGGGTTATTCAAGAGATTCTGCGCGATCCTGATATCACTGTTGGCCTATTTTCCTTCAGCTTCACCAACGCCAAGAATTTCGTCCGTCAGATCAAGCGGGAATTCGAGGTCAACGAGCGGCTCAAGAACGCCTACCCCAGCATCCTCTACAAGAAGCCCGAAAAAGACGCCCCACAGTGGTCCGAGGAAAAGGGCATCGTTGTCAAGCGCCGGGGAAACCCCAAGGAAGCCACGGTAACGCCGCACGGGCTGATCGAGGGCCTGCCCGCCGGCCCCCACTATCGGCTTCGGGTCTATGACGATATCATCACCGAAGACCATGTTTCGTCGCCTGAAATGATGCAGAAGGCCGTGCAGATGTGGCGGCAGTCGCAGAACCTCGGCAAGGAAGGCGGGCGACGGTGGCACGCTGGTACACGGTATCACTTCAACGATCCGTATTCTGTTATAATCAACGACTCGCTCTTGCGGATTCGGACCTACCCGGCTACCGACGACTCGACACCCTCTGGGAGACCAGTTCTGGTGTCTTCCGAGTATATGTCCCAAAAGTACCGGGACCTTGGCCCATACTTGTTTGCGTGCCAATGGCTACTCAACCCCGTAGCCGACGACGCCCAAGGTTTCAGGCGTGAGTGGGTCAAATTCTGGACTCCCGACAACTGGGAGTCGATGAACCGCTATATTCTTGTCGATCCGGCGTCGGAGAAGAAGAAAACCAGTGACTACACCGTCATGTGGGTGGTCGGCCTTGGGTCGGACCGCAATTTCTACCTCATTGACGGCCTGCGTGACCGGCTTAACCTTACTGAGCGCGCTGATTCTCTGTTCAGCCTCCATCGCAAATACAAGCCCCTCAATGTGGGGTACGAGAAGTATGGGCAACAAGCCGACATTGAACACATGCAGGATCGCATGGGGCGCGAAAACTACCGATTTCCGATCACGCCCCTTGGAGGATCGCTTCGCAAAGAGGACCGGATCAGGAAAATGGTGCCGCTGTTCCAGTCGGGACGAGTGTACCTTCCAGAAGAGCTTGAGTACCTCGAGGACGGCCGCAAAAGGGACCTTATCAAGGACTTCGTCGAACTTGAATACATGGCCTTCCCCGTCTCGACCCACGACGACATGCTCGACTGCCTGGCCCGAATCGCCGACGTGGAATTTCCAAAGGTATGGCCCCAGCCTGACGACGATATCGAGCCGATCAAATCGAAGCCGCGCGAGCGGTACAGGAAAGCGCCGAGCCGCCCAGGCTCGTGGATGACAGCTTAAGGTAGCAAAATGGCTGACGACCAAGACAACATCGCCAAGGCGGGCGATGACGCTACCCTTTTGCTTATGGCCAAGAAGCACATCAAGGATGCCAAGTCCCATACCGCCAACTGGCGGCAGGAAGCCGTCAAGTGGTACGACTTCGACGCCGGAACGCAATGGTCGGAGGAGGACAAGTCGATCCTCCGCGAGCAGATGCGGCCAATTACGACATTTAACCGCATCGGCCCCGTCATCAACGCCGTCGCCGGCTCCGAGATCACCAACCGGCAGCAGGCCACGTTCAAGCAGCGGGCACAGGAAGACGCCGGTGTCTCCGCCCTTGTGACGGCGGCGGCCGCGTGGGTTCGTGATCAGTGCGACGCCGGGGACGAGGAATCCGACGCCTTCCGCGATGCCGTGACCTGTGGCATGGGTTGGACCGAAACGCGGCTGGACTACGAGGAAGAGCCGGACGGTAAGATACTTGTGGAACGGGTTGACCCGCTCGAAATGTTCTGGGACCCCGGCTCCAAGAAGAAAAACCTTTCCGATAGCCTTTGGCTTGCCCGCGCCAAATACCTGCACCGCGAGGACATCGAGGCACTGTGGCCGCAGGCTCGCGAACTGGCTATCGGAGACTCTGATCCCTGGGGCGACCTGATGGGCCTCGCCGGAGAACAGCAGCCCCACCTTGCCGACAAGATTGATGCTTACGAGGGCGATTCCGGCAACGAAGCGGAACAGTACCGGGGCAAGTTCCGGGTGGTCGAATATCAGTGGTGTGAGCGGGCACCGATGTGGCGGGTGCTTGATCCGACCCAAAACAGGGTTATTAACCTGACTGAGGCCAAATATAAGAAGCTTCGGGACGCGGTTTCGGAAGCGGGTGGGGAATTACAGGCGGTCAAGCAGACCCAAAAAAGATACAAGCGGGCTTTCTTCCTGGGCGGCCACGTCCTTGAGAGGGGCGACTCGCCCTGCCCCAGCGGCTTCACCTACAAGTGCATCACCGGCTACCGCGACCGCAACAACAACACCTGGTACGGTCTTGTGCGGGCGATGATCGACCCGCAGATGTGGGCCAACAAGTGGCTGTCCCAGGCCCTGCACATCTTCAACTCGCAGGCTAAGGGCGGCATTATGGCGGAGGCGGACGCCTTCGCCAACGTGCGGAAGGCGGAGCAGGACTGGTCCAAACCCGACGCCATCACGCTGCTCAACCCCGGCGCCATCTCGCAGAAGAAGATCGAGGCCAAGCCGGTCGCCGAATATCCGGCGAGCATGGACAAGCTGATGGGCTTCGCCATCACCGCGATCCGCGACGTTACCGGCGTCAACCTGGAAATGCTCGGGTTGGCGGATCGGCAGCAGGCGGGAGTGCTTGAAGAGCACCGCAAGAAGGCCGGCCTGACCATCCTGGCCCCCTTGTTCGACGCCCTGCGCCGGTATCGCAAGGAGCAAGGCCGCCTGTTGCTGTACTTCATCCAGGAGTATATCTCGGACGGGCGGCTAATTCGCATCGCCGGCGCCAACGGCAACCCTCGGTTCGTGCCGCTGGTGAAGCAGCCGGAGACGGCCCAGTACGATATCATCGTTGATGAAATTCCCCACACTCCCAGCCAGAAAGAGGCGACGTGGGCGGCGCTGATGCAGATACTCCCGTCGATGCAGGAGATCATGCCGCCGAAGTTGTGGCCGGAGATCATCAAGGAAAGTCCGCTGCCCCATGCCTTCGCCGAAAAGGCGGAACAGATCATAAACGAGCGGTTGGCCCAGCCGCCCGCGCCAGACCCCAAGATCGAGCTTGAGAAGCGGAAACTCATGGTCGAGATCGAGGGCAAGAAGATGGACCAGCAGTCCAAGATGATCGATCTCGAAATCAAGAAGGTCGAGGCCGGGGCCGCCATGAAGGAAATCGACATGAAGGCCCAGACCGACCAACAGAAGGCGGCACTGGAGATCGAGGTCGCCCGGATGAAGGCGGAGGCCGACCGGATCAAGACCGAGGCCCAGATGGCGGTGGTGCGGGAGCGCGCCGCTGTGCTGGAGGAAAAGGACAAGGAGTCCGGCCAAGAAGCGGAGGTGTTCGCTTCCGCCTCGGTACAGCAGGCGCGGGTGTTGGCCCAGGCCCTTGAGCGCGGAATGCACGAAATCGCCGTGCAGTTGGCCAAGGCGGTATCGGCGCCCAAGAAAGTTATCCGCGACGAGAAGACCGGCCGCGCGGTCGGCGTGCAGACGGTGATTTGACGACCGCTATGAGAATTTCAGAACGTTGCCGGATGTGCGGCGGCAAGGGTAAACTGCCGCTCGGCAAGGGTGATGACCTTGAATGCCCGGACTGCGCCGGCGACGGCCTATTGGTCATGAACGAGTATCGCTATGACCCGCTGGTGAGAACGGTCTATATCCCCGGCGTGGTTCCACACGAAGAGCGAAAACTGTTTGTCCCCCGGATCAAGGGGGTCGTCAGCGGTTTCGGCCGCGATTAGCGAGGCAAGATGAGAAATAAATTTTACTTTCCAACCAACGTGCCGCCCTATCGGGCCGGCGAATGGTACGACAACATCCCGGATTCCGATGTGAGCCGCGCCAAGGATATCGGCGCGCTTGAACTTCATGAAGCCGACTGCGGCTGCTGCCTGACCGAGGACAACAAGGCGGTCCGTGTTGGCATGAAACGCGGCGGCCAGTATTGTTCCATCCATCTCGAAACCGCCATCCGCAAGCCGGACAGCGGCCTCAGAAAGCGATCCTGACATGGCAATCTATTCCATCGGCCGGCGGGGCACGGCCACGACTTCGGGCAACGCGGTCGCCGATTGCGCCTGCTCGACCGGCGTTCGCCCGAAGATCATGGAGTGGGGCCTGTTCCTGGGGGCGGCTACGGCGTCCCGTTATGGTCTTTACCGCACGTCGGCCCTTGGTACGCGGACATCCCCCGTTGCATTGGTCGAGGAAGACGAAGCCGACCCCACCCTGGCCGGCATCAATCTGATCGACCAAGCCATCGCGTTCTCCGCAGAACCAACGGAAGTCGCCAACGAATACCGTACCATCGGCCTGCCGGCCACCATCGGCACCGGCGTCATCTGGACCTTCCCCAGGGGCATCACCGTCGCCAACTCGCTGTCGGTCGCGATCATTAACCAAGCAACCAACTCGGCGGCCCTCGATCAGTATGTCACGGCGGATGTCTAGCAGATGCGTTCCGAGATTCGCGATCTAACGCCAGATGCCCCCTATGAGTTTATTAACGACGCCGAGTACCCCATTCATGCCGAATACGCATCGATCACCGCGCGGGGGGTCGAGCAATGCACGGTCATGGTGGACGGTGCGGTGGTTGATCGGGTGTATGCCGGAGCCGGCGGGTCGCATTCCTGGTGGCGCGCGGCCGGTGGGCCGTTGACACCGAATCCGATTGAGCCGGGTGGGACGTTGAAAATCACGGTGTCCGGTCCCGCCGCGTTCCGAGTGGATTGGCCGGAATGACCACCGTTGCCTCAACCTTTCTGATCTGGACCAACCGGGGCACGGCCCCAGGTCATCAGGTCGCCAAGGTATCGGGCCAGCACCGGCAACATATCGGCGCGGACGCTCGCCGCGAGCGTCCGGACAAGATGTGGGTCAACTTCGTCCACCGCTCGCGCGAATGGACTGAACTCAATGGGTACCAGTACGACTGGTTGACCGAACCGGCGCCGCCTCCCGCCGTGGTTTCCCATGGCGGGTTGCATCACATAGAGGATGGCATGGGGGACATTGGCGATGGGGGGCGGGTGCCGCAGACCCTTCACACCATTGATCGGGGCATCCCGGCATGAGAATTCCATCCGGCAAGACCGATCAGGTCATATATTTCGTGGCCGTGGACCCAACCGACCTGAAAAGCCGAGAGACGGGGCTTTCCTCGTTCACGGTCCATCGCTCACGCAACGGTGGCGCCGCGACGGCCTACACCACCCCGACGGTGGCGGAACTATCCGCCGCCAACATGCCTGGGGTCTATTCCCTTCTGATCGACGAAGACACCACCATCGCGGCGGGGTCGGACAGCGAGGAATATGTTGTTCACATCACCCAGGCGTCCATGGCGCCGGTCACGCGAAGCATTGAACTCTACCGCCGTGACACAACCAGCGGCCAAACCATCACGGTCGCCAACGGCGCGGCGGACGCCGATATCGAGCGGTTGCAGGGATCGCTAATCGCCACCCCGACGACCGCCGGCGTTCTTGAGGTGGACGTGACGCATTGGCTAGGAACCGCCGCCGCGACGCCGACCGTTGCCGGTGTCCCCGAGGTTGATGTTACTCACTGGATCGGAACGGCGGCGGCCACCCCCACGGTCGCCGGCGTGCCGGAAGTCGATGTTACCCACTTCAACGGCGTGGCTGGGACGTTCTCCGGCGGCAGGCCGGAAGTGAACACAAGTCATGCGGCGGGGACGGCTTGGAATTCCGGCGCCATCGGGGCGGCGACAATCGCCACGGGCGCCATCGACGCGGACGCCATCGCTGACAACGCCATTGACGCGGGCGCTATAGCGGCCGGGGCCATCACGGCCGCGAAATTCGCTGCTGGAGCCATCGACGCCGCCGCGCTTGCAACCGACGCGGCGGGCGAGATAGCCGATGCCGTTTGGGATGAGGACGCGACCGCCCACCAGACAACCGGCACATTCGGGCAGGCCATCGGCGATCCAGTGGCCGATACCAACACGATCTACGGCGCGGTGGTGACGGGAGCCGCCGGGGCCACTGTGGCGGCCGACATAATTGCCATCCAGGCCGATACCGATAACATTCAAACCCGGCTCCCGGCCTCCCTTGTGTCGGGACGGATCGACGCCTCCGTCGGCGCGATGGCGACTGACACGCTGACCGCCGCCGCCTTGGCGGCCGATGCGGTGACGGAAATCCAGTCCGGTCTGGCCACTTCAGCCGCCTTGGCCACCGTTCAGGCCGATACCGACGATATCCAGACTCGCCTACCGGCGGCCCTGGTGAGTGGGAGGATGGACGCCAGTGTCGGAGCCATGGCCGCCAATACACTTACGGCGAGCGCATTGGCGGCTGATGCCGTCGATGAAATTCTTGATGACGTGGTGGAAGGAACCACGACCGTTCGCCAGATGTTGCGCGGCTTTGCCTCCGCGCTTCTCTCCAAACTGTCGGGCGGTGGCACGGGCACCGAGATATTCCGCGATATCGGTGACACCAAGGATCGCATAACAGCCACGGTGGATGCTTCCGGGAACAGAACGGCCATCACGCTCGATCTGACCTGATATGGCCTATTTCGCCGGGAAATACTTCTCTAGTCAGTATTGGCAGGCGGATACTTGGAATGTCGGTGAAGTTTCTCCGCCGATAATAAGCGAGGTCGGTGTCCGAAGCGCCGGTTCCGGC